ATCTTAATTCACCAATAGCTTCAGCATCGAGAAGTACGTTTACTTCCCCTTCACGACCGTCCTTCCATTCACCTCCGACGATCATGGGTACCTGACCCGATCGTCCTATTATATATCGGTCAGGGAAAATAGCTTTTTCTTGTGCAAGTATTTCCAAAGCCATCATTTTTGACATAAGATCGACGATTCCAACTACGTTAGAAACAGAGGAAGCGATCTTATCTAATGAAACTCGACCCGGAGTTATTACACAAGGCATACCAGATTTGTTAGGTGCGCGTGATAATTCTATTTGCGTACTGTGATATGGGTATGTTTGGTTATAATGGTTGTATCTTGGCCCCATTATCCCAATAACAATATGTTCACTATCCACCCATTCGCATACATCCCACAATTCTTGACGGGCATTATCATCTGAAGCTACAGGCCCACCATTTTCTTGCCTAGCGGCAGGATAATGTGCGCGTAGCCAGTCACCTGATTTGCCGTAAACAAACCCACAGTTACGTGGTGGTTCTACGTCTTCATATGCTTTAGGTTCTGGATATACACCAAGAGGATCACGAATATCAATACGAGGTACACCCTTTTCAAAGTCAGGTGTAACAACTAGACATGATGTGGCGTATCCAGCTAGATGTCTGTACGCTCTTCTCATCTTTAGTTTGTATTTAGATGAATACCATGTAGCGGCAAGTGCGCGTCTACGTATATCAGCGTACTCACGGGATCTAACACCACGTTCTTTTGATTGATCTATAGCAGGACACCCAATGAAAGGCATGACAGAAGAAGCTCTTTGAGCTACAGCATCAATGTTTTCTGCTATAAGAGCAGGTGTTAAAGGTGGAAGAACAGGTTCATTCTCCATAGAAGGAAGAGGAATAACGTATTCTCCGTTATATCTTTCTTTAACTTCAAGCATTCTTTCCAATAAAGGACTTTGAACATCTTGTCGTTGTCTTATAATCCCTACTATTTCATCAAAGGTATACATTAAAAAACCTTACTCGCGGACACACTTGTCTTCCACGGTAGTCCTTTAAAGTTGAATTGTGAAGAGTCCACACTATATGATTGTTTCCTTTGTCTCCATAATATCCATATAAACCACAATGCCATTACTTGATCCTGCCTTAGTTTAGTACCACGTTTTAATGGCCGCCATGCTTTCAACTGTCTTATTAACTCATCAGCTTGATGGCGCGTAGACGGATCATCAGCATAAGGAATATCAATCTCACCTCTCATAAATGACAAAGCCATAGATGGAATACCAATAGTTTCATCATACTTATTAGCACCAGTTAAATGCTCCCTCACACGGAAACCATACCGCTCAGTCATCTCTATAAGACGTTCATCACGAGACAAACCCTTTTGAAAAACCATAGCTTCAATAACAACATCTGATACTGACGCACCATTCTGTCCGCATCTAAGCACAGCATCTTCTACAATTCCAAGTATCTGCTCATTACGGGTAAGACCCACATCCTCACGTACAAAAAGAATCTTTAACTTATCTTCATGCGGTGTGGCCGCTATCACACAGTTATTAGAACCCAACGCAGGGTCTAATCCTATATACACAGTGCAATTCTCAGGTGGATTATGGTTAACAGACCGTAAAGGATTCAAACATTTCTGTATAGATTCATCATTAAACGTAGCCGCCGCTGACGAACTTGGCTGTTGCATATAGTTACGCGACCATGCCTCTTCACCAACCTTGCGTCTAATCCTGTCAAGAGCTTCCATAGAGAACATCTCAGGCCATAAAGGTTCAGGTTCGTCATCATCATTCTGTACTATCGCAGGGAATCTAATAACTGAAAGAATGTCAGGATCAATCTCGCTCATCACCCGTTCATAAAAATCATCTTCACCTACACGAGTACCATTAATACTTGTCCTACCTGACTCACCCGGACGGGTAAGCCAGTCCTGACGGAAAATCTCGAACATCTGTTCTGTAAGATTCAACGAAACACGAGACTGAATATCATCAATATGCAGATGATCGGTACGTGTACCAGCAATCTTCGATCGCCAACCTAAAGAAACCATAGAATAATCACGCTCATCGTGACGGGACTTCTTAAATATATTAAAATAATCAGCACCCCACGCTTGAGCAGTTTTACGACCGCTCTGATTTTGAGGTACGAAAGGTCCGAATTTAGCTACATATTTAGGAAAGGGTCCATGAGGTTCCATCCGGCTACGTATACGCCCAAGAATTTTGCGAGCCATGTCTTGGCCCTCAGATCCGACGGTGATCCTGAATTCGGGATTTGTCGCCAGTTTGTAGCAGAAGTAGTCCTCGGCGAGCGTAGTTTTGCCGTGTTCTGGAGGCCAGAGAATCAGGGTAATGTTTCCGGGTGGTGTGTTTTCATACGCTTCGATGGCTTTGATATGGAACCACGGGGACATGTGGCCGAAATAGTGACTTCTGAAACTTTGAAACGAGCCGTCCCACTTCTCCACGCCGCCGTCCTTGAGCGCTTTAGCCCTGATAGCGTCCGCTTTCTCAGCGAAGTCAGGTATACGTTGTCTCCACTTGTCGTAAGCGGATCGAGTGACACCAGCGATAGTACACGCCTTAGAGATAGTTCCATGCTCCGCGAGTCCTTCAAGGAACAATTCACGAGTCTTCTGTCCCCTGACTTTGCTGACGTTGCCGCCATGTTGTTCATGCGTAGTGTTAGTCATGGCCCCTCGTGGATCAATCAAAGACGGAATGGGCTACCTCTAACTGTACAATATCCGATGCAATAACCCCTTCATCACCTTGAAATTTGACATGATGCATACCTGCTTCAGATAATGTTAAATCAACATAGTAAATACCTGTTGTGCTTTTAGTAGCTGTTGGTGTCGCATCTGTTCCACCTGAAGGTTTACGCCAAGTAACAGTAACATCATTGGCGTTATCGGTAGGGTCTGCGGCTACACCGTTACTCGTAAAAGTAGCAGTTACTCTTACTTGATCTCCTTTGTCGTATACGGCCATATTTCTCCTACGTTTGACTTACTTCTAAAGTAACGTCATGATATTGGGTTACTGCAATAGTAACATTATGGTACAAAGAAGGCACTAGAGTAACAGCAGGTTTCGGATATTTAACTAAAATAGTAGTACTTACAGATCCTGCTGAAGATAGCCCACTAGCTATCGGACGTTCTTTAACAATAACTGGTGCAGTCCAAGAAGCAACAGCAGAGAAATTAGATGCTATAGGCGCTTCTCTAAGAATAGCCGCCGTGATAGAAGCCGCGCTGGAAGCAGAAACAGAAACAAATGCTCTTTCGATTATCGCAACGACAGTAGAACCAGTAGCAGAAACGCTACTTCCTACCGAAGCTTCCATTACGATACCAGCGGACAGTGATGCCGCCGCGCTAGGAGTACCAGCAACAGAAGCTATCTCAATTAGAGCAGTAGCAGTAGAAGCAGTCGATGTGATAGAAGAAGCTATCGGAGCTTCCATAACTATCGCACCTGCAACAGACGCGCTACTCGATGGGGTAGCCGCAACTGAAGCTTCCATCACTATCGCCGCTGAAATCGAAGCCGCGGAAGACACACTCGAAGCTACAGCCGCTTCCATTACGATAGCTGGAGCTATAGAAGCAGAAGCCGAAGGTGTAGCCCCGATACTAAAGTTAGCTTGAAGGGTACACGCTAAACTTGCCGCGCTTGAAGGTGTCGCCGCTACGAACGCTCTTTCGATAATAGCTGTAGCGGTAGACGCAGTAGATGATATACTCGAAGCTATGGATGCAACTTCAACAACAGAACAAGAGACAGAAGCCGCTGAAGAAAGCGCAGAAGCTACTGGCGCTGTGTGGGAGATAGAAGCAGATATTGTCGTTGAACACGACAAAGAAGACTGAACTGACGCTTCTTCAACAATAGCGCAACTTATTGAAGCCGAACTTGATATAGACGCGGCTATTTCATGGCGAGTTACTACGCCCTGATATGTGGTATCGGATGCCCGATAGTCAACTCCGCTTTGTCTATAATCGTATGCCATTAGCTAGGAGGCGTAGGCCAAGGATCGAGTTCTGATCGACGCGTTTTACCTTCATAACGATCTCTTAAAGCTTGACGGTACGTAGCCCATTCAGCTTTCTTTTCGTCAGACAACGGATTGTCTTCAGCGTATTGAGTCCAATCAGAATCAGATAAGAAAGCGTTACGCTGACTTCTGTCAAAACCAAGATCTAAGTCACTTGCTTCTTGTGCTTCTTCCATCATTGCGTATTCTTCTTCAGTTAGTTCTCTAGTTCCTTGTTCACCTGATTCTGTGACATAAGCAATATGTGAGGGTCTTCGTATAGCCATTATTTCTCCTTATGAAAAATTCCAATAGAATTGTGAAATCCTTGATCCGGGTGCATAATTTGTAATACTTACTCCACTTATATAAAAATAAATATGCGTAGGTTTATTGGAAGTTTCGCATGTACCGCCTCCTCGACCAATCCATTCATAAGGAGGATGCCCATCTACTTTCCCATATGGAACACTCCTGCCTGATGGTATTACGTTTGTGTCGTTAGCAGAACAAAATTCGTCAGCTATAAAAGTAAAGTTGCTGTAATCCATGTTCCGATATTCAATTCTTGTTACACCCCATTGATGCTCGTCAACAGTGGAATGTTGATTAGCTACAGCCATGTACTGAAACGCGCTAGTTTTATTTGTGTAAGCTGTCGGAGCGTTACCAGCAGAATATATTTGGTTAAAATCGTATTGTGATGCTCCATTAGCCCAACCGTCAGCCGCGCTATAAAGTCTTGCATAAGCCCAGCCGTAACTATAATCTGCGCTACCTGTATCGTCAGCATGTGTCGCTAACGAACAATAAAATACTCCAGCATCATAAAGAGGCATACCAATATACGTAGTTGTGTCATTCACCACTGTTGAAGACCCATGCAATATTAAACCGTCAGATGCAGACATTATGTTAAATCAACTCCTACAAGATCCATGCGAGATCCTTGAACCATATTTACACCAGAGTAACCCCAATAAAATGATGAAGCCACGCAAGCTTCTCTATAATTCACCCAACCCCACGAATATCTTGGATCAGTATAAGTACCATCTCCGGCTTGATTAGAGTCGTTTTGTGTCCCTGATCTAAATGTTATAGTTGTTGCTTTATCAGCGTCATTATGATTCCAAACAGTTCCTTCGCACCAAGTAATAATGTTCGGTGACCAAGACGCAGTACCAGCACTATGACAATTTATTAAAGGCCCGTTCCCAGAAGTTTGACGATTATTACCATAAACCCAATTATTTGAACCACTACCATAAGCTATAGCCTCATTGTACGAAGCGGCTGTATCCCAAGAACCAGAACTATTATTTTCAAAATATATGTAAGGTTGAAACGTATACGCATAATTGTAGTTCCAAGCTCCTCTGAAAAAAAATCTAGTATGATGATACGAACTATTTAGAGTGCAAACAAATGCATCATGAGAGGTGTCGCTTGTAGTTTCAAGACTTAAATAGTGTAATTCTCCTGAATCTCCTGCTGGCATTATGAACCGCTACTTCCTGTTGCTAAACCAAACAAATACATGTAAGAACCTTTCGCACAATAACCGCCGCCAGATATATAAACTCTTATATTTTTCAAAGCATTAGTCCAATCACTCGTACCCCAGTTGTCGCCACAAAGGTCATGGCCAGCTTTGTTACCTTCCGATACGGGACTCATACTAATTAAACTATTTTGATAAACTAAAAAATTGTCACTATCGTTCGGATTGTAAACATTTAAAAGACCATGCGATAAAGTTCTAGCAGGAACAGAATACGTGTCGTCTACTACTTGCTCACCGTACCCATGCTCAATAGCGTTACTCTGATTATAGTAAGGATTCCCACGTTCACTTGACTGGTAATGGTCGTGAACATTCAAATCCCAACCCGATGTGTAACTCGTACCAGTATGCCCCATTTGCAAAACCATAACAGGATGAGTACCAGCAGTTGTGTTTGTTGACCTTAAACCATACCGGAGTTGCAACACTTGATAATCAGTCCAAGGCCCATTAGTGGTAGTACCAAGATAAATACTACTGGAATCAGAACCTAATGGCGCTGTGATTTCTTCTATCATAACCCAACCATTGCCAGAAAGATCAGGACCACCAGCACCACTAGCAGAAACCGAACCAGCTAAAGCATGTACAAAAGACATGTTAAGCCTGCAAAGCGCCGATAAGTTGCCAAGTGTCTGTAGCTGTCTTAATTAAAGTAACAGAAGCATGTTGCCCATCAATCGCCTTCTCGGAGTCTTTACTGTTAATCGTCACACCCGACCCTTGAGCCAACGTCACCTTACCTGCCCCGATGCCAATAATGGTAATCGTAGTCCCAGTAGGGAACGCAACCGAAGAATTAGGAGGCACAGTATACGTCTGAGCGGAACCGTTACTCGCTGTAACAAGCTTACCCCCGTCGGTAAGCACAAACGTATAAGTCGTACCAGTCTGAGCATTAATCAACAACGGAGCCGAGATACCACCAGAACATGTAACCAAACCACTGATAGTAGGAGTAGTAGTCCAAGAAGTAGCAGACGAACCAGTACCAACAAGCACAGCATTCGCTGAAGCATTAGAATCAGTAGCCCCTAGCTTTGTCTCCAAAGCGATAAGAGCGCCAGAATGATTCGTATGAACTACGTCATGCTCATACCCTGTCGCATCTAGATCAGTTGTACTAGAAGGCGAAGGTTGTTGTGTAGCGGTATCTAACGATCCCGGAAAGTTTGTAGCCATTGGACTATGCCAATGTTATAACTAGCGCACCTGCCGCAAGCGAAATTGTGTCTCCCGATGCCACAGCCTTAGAAGCCGTAACAGCACCGTAAAACAAAAGGTTACCCGAAGTAGAAGCATCCCAAATACCTATATGACTCACAGTGCAAGCCGGCATGTTAGTAAACTCCTCAGCGGACGAATTGTCTATCGTACCGTTCGTAGCGTGAGCGGCATTAAAAGTAATAGCCTGCCTAGCATAAGACCCACCAGAACACTCTGCGCCGGAACCGGCATCAGTAGGATCGGCAGTATGCAAAGCAAGATACACAGCAGTTGGCGCCCAATCTGCTTGATCGCGGAGAACGTAGTCTAAGACTTTAGTCTCCAAATAATTTGACATTGCTGACATTAATATCTCCTAAAAGGTTTGAACATGTTCTCTCCTATGATATAAATATATGCGAGCCCCGTCCACATCACAGGGCATATTCATAAAAAACGAGATGTGCGAACCCTTATCAGGTTCAGTTCGCCCGTTAGAGGGGCATTCGCTCCCTGCAATCAAGTCAAGCAGGGACAGAGCAAAGCGTGATCGCTCGAACTCAGAGTGGAACCGTACTCAAAACGGACGGATGGCACCCAAGGGGAAACTAAACTCAACACATCCGGTGTCCACGACGAGAATAACAAGCCTGACACATATATATGAAAGGGGGCACTGG